AGCACCTTGATGCCGGTGCGCTCCTCGAAGTGCTTGGGGTCGAGCTCGAAGACCTGCCCGAGCTTGGCGGCGGCGTCCACCAGCTCCATGGGGCCCAGGTCGCGCAGCTCATCCCAGTGCAGGGTGATGCCGGCAAAGGGGTAGCCCAGGTTGGTGAGGCGCGGCAGCAGCTCGTTGTTGATCACGTAGCGCACGCTGCTCTTGTCGGCCTGGTGGCGATCCTCGGCCACGCCCTGCAGCACCTTCAGGCTGCCGTAGGTGCCGCTGGCGTCCTTGTTGTCGCTGGTGCCGTCCTGGCCCAGGATGCGCTTGCTGATCTCGGAGTTCATGCGCGTGATCAGCTCGTCGAAGACCTTGTGGGCGTCCACCCCGGGGGTCTGCATCACCTGAAGCTCATCGTCGCCGCCCAGCACGGCGTAGGCGCTGCTCACCATGTTCTGCATCAGGTCCTCCAGCTGGCGGATGCGCGCCTTATCGGTGCTGCGGCTTTTGACCCAGCGGGCGGGGATGCCGTACTTGTGCACGTAGTCGCTCCAGGAGCCGATGGCGTACTTCTTCACCACCACCACGGGGGCCACCTTGGCCAGGATGCCGAGCTCCTCGGGGCGGCCCACCTCGATGCAGTAGGCCGCGAGCGGCTCCTCGCGATAGGCATAGCCGGTGGTCTCGCCCTGCCGGCGCACCACCACCCCGGTGTGGGGCAGCACGTTGCGTGGGTCGATCCGCACGATGCTCTTGAGCTGGCCGGGCTTCACGAGCTCATCGAGCATGATGAGGGTGTGGCCACGGAACACGGCCTCGGCCGTGTAGCGGAGGAAATCCTCGAACCACTGGGCCTCCAGCAGAGGCAGCAGCTCCGGTCGGTTGGTGCCCTGGGCGTCTACCAGCCTGAACTTGCTGCGCACCACGCGCAGCACGCGGCTCTCCATCACGCTGGCGGTGTGGGCGTCGGTGAGCAGGCTGTCCACCAGGTCCATGAGCCGCGTGCGCTCCGGGTGGATGGGGTTGAGCGCCATGTTGTACGCCACCTCCCAGTCGCGCATGTCCACGGCGCGGTGGGGCATGCTCCACCGCTCCAGGTCGGGCATGCGCTGGCTCATCTGCTGGGCCGGTTGCAGGCTCAAGGCCGAGAAAGCCGCCCTGAGGCGCGAACGGAGCCCGAGGCGGGGTGTTGGTGGGGTCGTGTTCACTTAAACGCTCTTAAACGGGTTTCTAGGGCCGTGGCGGGGTGCTGCTTTAGAAGTAATGCCCCTTGATGGGCTGGCCGCC